GTAAAATATGAAAATGGATTCTTTGATTTTTCTGGATTAAAATTATGTGCATACATCAAACAATTTTCAATTCCATCCCCTATCATTTCTTCCCTATATGGATAATTAATAAAATTGGGCCTGTAAGAAAGATGCTCTGCAATTTTTAAAAAACATTCACCAATATAATCTGTTATTGGTGGTCTTTTATCATCTGAATTCTCTGCTTCAATTACAAGAAGTTTCCATTCTGACATTGCTACAAAAAACTCTTTGTTATTTACATAATGTTCCTTTGGTGTTTTTTGTTTCTTATTCATACTCTGTAGTATACACTCTTTTTCATAAATTTATATAAAAATCTTTTCTTTTTCCTTGACAATATTAAAATAATAGGTTACACTTTCTGTGTCCAGGGAAATAAAATATATTAATAGTCTCTAAGATCAGGGCTCCAGTCAGTCCAATCATTTCCAAAATCTTCCGAAGATTTTCTTTTTTCATCATTACCTCTATAGTTTGAAGGATTTTCACTCATTGTATCAATAAGTCGTTGGACATCTTCAATGTCTAATAAACCTGATTCTACCAACGACATTAGTGCTTCTGGTGGGAAAAACATAGACATGGAAATCCAATTTTGTGCTTCGCCCATTGGAGGATAGGGAAAATCTGAATCTTCGTCCATAAACTGTGAATTTTCTTTCATATTTTTTATATCTTCTCTAATCAGATCAAATAAATTTTGTAAATTTTCTTCAGATAATTCATTTACAAGATCACTGATATTATTAGGAGGGTCTGGTAGAGTAAACTTCTTTTTCTTTGATTTTTTTGATATATCTCGTCCTTCAATAATTTTTCTTTTGGTGGGTGGGTCAATATCTTCTTTTTCTTTTTCCAAATTATAAAGTTCAATAACACCACTATCTGGTTCAAGAAATGTTGCAATAAAATCTTTTGGTATTTTAGTTTCTATTGCATTTGACAACGACAACCAATTCTTCAAAACTGTTATTTCTCTTTGCTTTCCAGAAGGACTAGAAAGAAGAACGGTCTTAAATATCATTGGTCTTTCTAATATAAGTTTACCCTTAGATTCCCCACAAATTCTAGCAATTAATTCTTCTCCACTTCTTAATTTTAATATCTTATATGGTGTTTTCATGGTGTTTACCTTTGTCATATATTTATTTTTACAACCTTGAAAGCAAAGTTCTCATTACTATATATCTTTATTCTTTCGTCTAAATGTCTCATCGTATGGTTTTTATATTTCTTATACTGTAAATTATCACTAATATCATACAATTTAACACGGTCTTTATTGTCTGATTTACGCAATCCCCTCCCTATGGACTGTAATACACGAATAACAGATTTAGACGGAGATGCAAAGATAATATTATGAATATTTCGGATATTAATGCCTGTAGAGCAAGTTCCATATGATGCAATAAGAATTGCATTCTTTTCTTTGTCTATAATCTTCCTAATATACTCCCTTTGTTCCGTTTCTGTCCCACCATGAATGAAAAAAACCTTTCTATTTGGGTATAATCCTCGAATACTATTAAATAGAGGTTTTCCGTGAGTTTCAACATAATTGAACAAAAGAAGGGTATTGCCTTTTATATTACCACACAAATTTTCAATGAATTTGTTTCTTTTCTTATTAGAAACAATCCATTTTATTTCATCTTGATATTTGGCTCTTTTAATTTTTTCAATATCTTCTTTAGGATATTGAAGATTGATACAGTCTATTTCTAACCGTGAAAGTAAATCTTTTTCCATTAATTTGGTGGTGGTAGTAACATTATAAACCCTACCAAATAACCCTTCGATTACTAACTTGTGTGTGTTCGTCCCATCTAGAGTCCCTGTAGTCCCCACACGGTACTTACATCCCTTTAATTTGGACATAAGGGTTGTGAGGGACTTAGATTTGAAAAGGTGACACTCATCACCAAATACTGCACCAAATTGAGCAAAGTATTTGTCTGGTAATTTGTATATACTTTGCCAAGTAGATATTACTACTTTTTTTTCTGTTACTTTATCTTGTCCTGCATAAATAACATGACATTTTTGGTCGGCATCCCAATTATCCTGAGATGCATAATCTCCAAAATCATTATACATTTGGGAGACTAGACCAGTTGTAGGAACTACAATCAGAATCTTTTTGTCTTTTGGTAAAATGTCTTCATAATATCTAATAAGTGAATAAATGATTAGAGATTTACCGCTGCCAGTTGGTGAAAGTAATAAACACCTATCATTATTAATTGCATGTGCAATTGATTCTATTTGATGGTTATGTGGTTTAATTCTAGAACCATTTACTGTGGGTTTTAATTTATCAGACACAAACATCTCAACATTTTTGTTTGATATAGAAGATTTCGATTTCTCTATATCACTTTTAGTTGTGTAATTTCTGTCTTTGGCAAACTCATACACATAATCAATAAGACCTGCATATAGTTGTTGTGTGTGAAGATTATATAATCGTATTTGACCATCCCACAATTTATTCTTATATGCAGGGGTATATTGATAATTAGGAACTGTGAATGTAAAAAAATCACTCATTTCCTTTGCGATTGACCGTTCACATCTAATTTTAATATGAACAGAATCTACTTCTTGTATTTCTAAATCACTCATACACCACTGGTGAATTTTAACCAATCGATTGCGGCTCTAATAGACCACTGCCGATTGTTAATTATCTTGATTATACTTTCAAGATATTCTACCTTTTCTTTTTGAAGTAATATTCTATTTGATAACTTAATAATATCATCATCAGAGTTTAGGAATTTGTCTATATCTGTCTTTAGGATATTTAAGTCAAAAGTATCCCACCCTCTTTCGTCAAGTTCTTCCTGACTCATCTTTCCTGTGTAATATAACCATTTATATTTCTTGAGCACATATAAATCGGATTGAATCTTACCAAGTATAAGTTTCTCGTCTGTGTATATTATTAAATACTTATTGTGTATTTGTGGCGTTCTCATGGACTCTTTATCTAATTCTGTTTCGTCCATACAAAGGTCTTTAGTAGCCATATTTCTAATTTCATCAATATTCATAACAAATCTCCTGACTAATTATACCACATAAAATATAAAAGTCAAGAATTACACTGATGTGATTTCATATGAAGTATATGCAAATGTGGCAGAAGCCGTAATAGGTTCTGTGTCTGTTGCTATGGAAGTAAATTCAAAACCAGACAATGCAATGGGAAATGTATCTTTAAATCTAATGTGAAGATTTGGCCTATATACACTGTTTGTTACAACTAGAAGGATATCAGAAAAGAAATCTGGGGTTTGTTTGCTGTCTATTACTTCTTCATAATCTTCCATATTTCCTATATCTTTCATCCACTCAAACACTTCCAGCCAATTTTTCATATTTTCATCTACTAGAAAATTTACTGTTAAATCTTCAAATGCATATTTACCACCCACCCATTTTGGAAAGAGTCCAAGTGGTATAGGTTGTTCAACTGGAGTCAAAGTAATAGAAGGCAATCCTACACCTTGGCAAAAATATGTTACTGTCGGAAGTCTTGTTATTTCCAACTGAAAGAAATTATTTGCAAGATAATTATCTGTCTCTGGTTGTCTTGGGTTGGTAACTCTGGTAATATCTGGAATACCAGGACCAGTATAACCCCCAGTTTGTCCATTGTCATAATATCCCATAAAAGTCTCCTATTGATATATGTATAAAGAAAAAAGGGAGTCCCAGAAGGACTCCCTTTTCATTAAGTGTAACTATTAGTCTGATTTAGAAACCAGAAGTGTTACCATGTATATTGGTGATTGCAAAGAGTCTATAGTAGACATTATCTGCATTACCAATCGTTGGGTTCGTTGGGGATACTGTATCCTTCGCGAATGGGTTTGCAACCATACCGTATCGAGTCTTGAACCCGATTTTTGGTTGGAAGGTATTTTCACCAACTGCTCGTACCATTTGTAGAGGTACATATGGGCAGTAGAATATACCAGCATCGTATGGATTACTTCCTCTATAACCTACTGTTGCAAAGTTTACATCACTACCTGAAATTGTATCAGTAGCACTGTATGGGTCAACATAGACTTTCATCTTACCGTTGAGTGTACCAACGAATGTATTACCAGTGTCATCAACATCAAGTGATGTATTTAATGCAGGAGATAGTTGTAACCAACCACCCATTGCAAGTGCAGAAGCAACATCTGAAGAGCAGATAACAAAGTTACCTTTACCTCGGCGTGTTTGCTTTGCAATAACATTTGCTTCTCGTTCGAGTTGGAACATCAAACCACGGAATCGTTCTGCACTCCATCGACCGTCTGAATCCAAGTTTAGGTCATAAATACCGGCAGCACCCAAGTCGTTGTTTTGACAACCTGTTTTTGCACTTGCATAAATGCTTCGGATTACTTCACGATTAATTTCTGCAAGAATTTCGTTACTAAGAATATTAGCAAGTTCTGATTCTGCATCCAAACCATGAACGGCTTTCAAGTCTTGAGCGAGTTCAGTGGTGTATTCTGCTTTCAATGCACGGGTCTTTGCTTCCACAGCGACTCGTTCGATACTGAATGCCATTTCCTTGAATGCTGGGTCAACATTACTTAGACTTTCAGCAGTTCCTGTGAGCATTGCTCGGAAACCTGCAAGTCCACCAGCAGGTAAGGAAGTTGGGTCAATACCACCAGTAGCACTGAAGGCTACATGTTCACCAGGGTCTGCACCACCCTCATTGTTTACACCTAAACCAGTAGTAGCACCACCACCAGCAAACTTAGCGAATGCTTCTTGGTACAATGCTTCAGGACCAGTTTGACTTTCATATCGTGAACACATCGCAAAGATGAGTCCCGTAGGTGCAGACATTGGTTGAACACCAATTAGGTCATAAGCCATTAGATTGGGCATAGACCGGCGTACAAGACTGATTAGGATTGGATCATAACCAGCAAGGTTTGAAGCACCCGAACCTGCTTGAGTAACTGAAAATCCACCACCACCCATTTGGTTGGTGATTTCTGTCAAATGTTGTTCTTGTAATGCTCGTTCTTGGTTTTCCAAAAGAACTGCTGTTACTTTTTCCTTATATCTATCATTGATAGAAGGAATGCTGGGGTGGTCTAATACCGGCTCCCACTTTTCAGCAAGTAAGTCTGCTGTTGTACTATTTTGATTAAAATCCATTATAGATTCTCCTTAAAGTTTACTTTATTTCCTATCCGTATATATAATTCTTTATTTTTCAAGACACTCTATCTACTTTACTGTGCTGATGAATTGCATTCATGTAGCGATCCATGACTCCACCCTCTTCTGGTTGAATTCGTTTATCAGTTGTTTCTGATTCTTCTGTAAGTTGTGGAACACTGTCTGAAAGATAACTTTCTTTAAGAATACTGACCTTTTCTCTGAATTGTTCTTCTGAGTCGTAATCAATATTTTC